TTGGTACAACAGACACAAATGTTCCAATAGAAGTCTTTAGTGGTCTTATGAACACAATGACTATTGAGGATAGTGGAGAGACAAGTGTTATCTCAATAGCTGTTGAGAGTAAACTTATTAGATTAGAGAAAGCCAGCAATAGAAGGTACACAGAAGAGAACCACTTATCTCGACATACTGGTGATACCTTCTTTAGTTATGTTACAGATTTACAAGACAAGGATGTAGTATGGGGCAGAGAGAGAGCTTAAACGACTATCTCAAATCTGTCAGAGATAAGTCTTTTGAATGGGGTGAGCATGACTGCCTTACATTTACCAATAACGCCTACAAAGCTATGTACGGCAAGGGTTGGGCTGATGACTGGCTTGGTCGTTATATGAATGGTTCAATGACTTTGCGTAGAAGTGAATTGAAGAAAGAGTTTGGCTTCTCTAGTTTCACATCTGCTGTAGATAAGAAGCTACATCGTATAGGCCACATCCCGCCTCTTGGAGCCTTGGTTACAACCAAAGAGGCACAGAGATGGATTATAGGCGTAGCTATGGGCATCTGCACTGGCACTAAAGCTGTTTTTCTATCTAAAGAGGGTATGTTGTTTTTACCACTAGATTACATTCACCAAGCATGGGTTAAAGAGATATGAGTAAGTACAAGCTAGGTGATTACACAGTTCAAAACTGGAATGATTGGGATAGAGTTCCTAGAGATCCAGTAACTGTTGGCGGGGCTATATTGCAAGCTGTTGCACCAGCTTTCGTTGCTGGGCTGTCAGGTGCTGCTGCAATAGGGTTAGCTTATGCGGTTGGCTACATTGCAATCACAGCCGTTACATCGTGGGCCTTAAATGCACTGACTCCAAAGCCAGATTTTGGTGCGTTAGATAGCTCTGGTATTCTAGTCAATCGTACTGCTGGAATTGCCCCACAAGACTTTATATATGGTGAAGTTCGTAAGGGTGGGATAGTTACATTCTATGAAACCACTGGCTCTGATAATGTATATCTGCATCAAATAATTTGCCTTGCCGGTCACGAAGTAAACTCGATTGGTGATATTTATATTAATGACCAAATAGCTACATTCAGTGGTAACTTTGTCACAACAGCAGGTTCTGGTTCAGAGCAAGTTAATTGGGATAGCAAGATCCGTATAAAGAAGTATGATGGCTCGCAGACTACAGCAGACAGTGATTTGGTGTCTGAAACCAGTGCAACAAGTTCCTTTAAGGGTTTAGGAATAGCTTATCTGTACGTCAGGTATGAATATGACCAAGATATATTCCCGAATGGTCTACCTACTATTACGGCTGTTGTGCAAGGTAAGAAGGTTTACGATCCCAGAACGGCATCTACCGGCTACAGCAGCAATGCTGCACTTTGCATCCGTGACTTCCTGACTTCTTCGTATGGACTGACTGACAGTGCTATAGATGATGTGAGCTTTTCCGCTGCTGCCAATGAGTGTGATGAAAATGTTACTTTAGATGGCGGCGGCACAGAGAAACGCTACGCCCTCAATGGCATAGTGCAAGCAAACAGATCTGTCGGTGACGTATTAGGTGACATGGTTACAGCTTGCGCTGGTACGTTGTTCTGGGGTTCTGGCTACTGGAAGTTAAAAGCTGGGGCTTATTCATCACCAGTTAAAACACTAACACTAGATGATTTAAGAAGCCCAATTGCCTTAGAAACTCGCATAACTATGCGTGATAACTTTAATACTGTCAGAGGCACATTTATAGACGCTTCACAGGGCTGGATTAGCGCTGACTACCCAGAGGTCACAGGCGCTGCGTTTGTCACGGAGGACAACGGGGAACAAGCGTTGCTTGACCTTCAGTTGCCATTTACGACAAGTTCTGCAACGGCACAAAGGCTTGCCAAGCTGACGTTGTATAGAGGTCGTGAGCAGATGACCTTTAGCGCTGACTTTGGCTTAGAGGCACTTGAGGTTGAGGTTGGGGATATTATTGGCATTACCAACGCTCGATATGGATTTAACGCAAAAGAGTTTGAGGTTGTCGGCTGGAAGTTTTCCTCTGACCAAGATGCTGGTGATCTAAGAGTTAATCTTACGCTGAGAGAAACATCTGCTGCTGCATTTAATTGGAACGCTGAAGAAACAGATATTATCAGCAATAATACAACCTTGCCTAACATTACCGCTGGAACAGCTATTACTAACCTCACGCTATCAGACGGCGGTTCTGAGGTGCAGGGTGATGGCAGTGTTGTGAATAGTTTAATTGCAAGTTGGACTGCTCCTGCAAATGCTTTTGTTAGTTATTATGAAATAGAATGGGGCCAAACAAGCAGCGCTAACAGAACAACCTTCACTAGCTCAGAGCCATCTGCATTGCTGTCGCCGGTTATTGATGGGGTGAGCTATACAGCAAGGGTTAGAAGTGTATCGGTCACAGGATTTAGAGGTGCTTATTCCTCTGCTACGGCTACCTCTGGCGGGGATGTAACTGCTCCAAATGCTCCGACATCTCTATCAGCTAATGGCGGCTACAAATACATTACTGTTTCTTGGACTAATCCAGCTAACGCAGATCTGAATTATGTAGAGATTTATGAGAATGACACCAACACAACGGCAGGGGCAACTGTTGTCGGAACGTCATCAGGTAGCTACTTCGTTAGAACAAACTTAGGTTTGAACGTTACAAAGTATTACTTTCTAAAGGCTGTTGATTTTAGTGGAAACAAGTCTGGATTTACATCAGGGGCTTCAGCTACAACAGATTACATAGATAACGCAGACTTTGAGAATGGCGTCAGGCAGCTATTTATTGACCAAAACCTAGATATTATTGAACCTGTTTCGTCTTTACCAGCCTCTGGTGACTTCGCAGGACAACAAGTATTCTTAACCACTAATGGCAAGCTGTATAGATGGACTGGCAGTTCGTGGGTATTAGTTTTAGCTGCGGCTGATGGTGGAGATATTACAAATTCTACCATCACAGGTAATAAGGTTGTTGCGAATACGATCACTGGTGGCTTACTTGCAACATCAGGGATTATAACTAGCGCTGCTCAAATGAACAATGCGGTTATTGAAACTGCAACAATCAAAGACCTAGCAGTTGAGAGGATTAAGATCGGCAATAACGCAGTGTCAAATAGGGCAACCGCCACAATAGTTAATCAAGCCATAACAGGTAACTACAACACTTCCAGCCCTACAACACTGCTTTCTACAAGTAATTTTGCAGCCGTAGCTGGGCTTATAAACTTAACTAACGTCAATGTTATATTTAGGCCAAGCCAGTCACAACTTATAGCGAATGGCACTGACAGTAGATATGGCGTTTTAGTTCACGTTATCGTTGGCACTAGCACTATAGAGCAAGCTCAGACTTTTGTTAAAAGAAGTAACACAAGTGGTTTAAACGTAACCTATAACTTATTCACACTTTACCAAAATATAGGGTCAGAAAGTATATCTTTAGTTTGCCCGTGGGTCGTATATTCAAGCGGAAACTATAACATACAAGTAAAGATTAACTGTGGTTATTTTACAAACACTGGCGCTTGGGGTTCTCAAACAATATCTGGAAGGTTCGATGGTGCACTTGAAACGGACTATTTGGCAAAATGATGTATAGATATGCAAGATTTAGCGATGAAGGTTTCTTTAGGGGAACTACAACATCTTCATCACCTGTGGCTTCATCAGATTTCAATTTGATTGAAACAGACATACCCGACATTGATTTACTATCAGCGAGGCTTGTTGACGGAGAGATTATAAAAGATGTTGGCCTTGAAGAAATTGACAACTCTTTATCTGCTGAAGCTGTGGAAATATTAGCTAGAGAAACAAGAGACTTATTATTGCAGCAATCAGATTGGACGCAAGTTCCTGATGCCCCCGTAGATGTGGCTGTATGGGCTACCTATAGGCAGTCTTTAAGGGATTTACCATCACAGCAAGGCTTCCCAGATAACATTATTTGGCCTGATAAACCAGAATAAAGGAAAATAAAGTGGCATACAAACTAGGAACACGTAGCTTACAGAACTTGTCAGGAGTACACCCTGATATGCAAGCTGTAGTTAAGAAAGCAATAGAGATCACTGAGGTAGACTTTACAGTTATCGAAGGTATACGTCATATTGATCGTCAGAGACAGTTACTCAAAGAGGGTAAGTCAACTACACTAAACTCAAGACACATCACAGGTCATGCTGTAGACATGGTTCCTTGGCCTGTAGATTGGGAAGACTTAGATAGGTTTGAAACTATGGCTGAAGCCATGAAGGATGCAGCAGAAGAGCTTGACATTTCCATCGTATGGGGTGGTGACTGGAAGAGCTTCTATGATGCCCCTCACTTTGAACTTGATCGTAAAGTCTACCCAGCATGAGTAGAGAAGAAGATAATTGGCACCTCTCTAGGAGTGTACCTATAACCCTTATCTTTGGTCTTATAGCTCAAGCAGCAGCTATTGTGTGGACTGTCTCTATGATGATGTCAGACATTGAACGTAATGGTGAAGAGATCATGCGTATGCAATCCAGACTAGCTAGTGTAGAAGACGCTACACAAAGGCAAGCAATATCTATGGCCCGCATAGACG